GGGTATCAACTTGGGTATCAACTTGAACTTGGTAAGTCGCATAGTTACAAATAGTTATGATAGGTGTTTGCCTATAAAGGACTTCGCGCGTAATCATACCCTCGTTTTCCAACAGCTTTAAAAAGCGTAAAATTGTCGGTGCACTTCTACCCCAAAGCCTTGACAGCGTGGCGACAGAGGAAATGGTTTGTCCACGTTTTAGTGTTATGAGGTGCGTGTCGTGCATAACCTTGTGGTCGCGCCATGCAGCCATTGCGATAAGCTCAAACCACCATTTGAAATATTCCGCGTTTTGGAAAATCCAGTGCTTGGTGATGTCGCGGCTTAGCTTTATCCAACCGTCTACCATTATCAACCTCCTTTATCCTAGAATATACTTCGCCCAATATTGCATGAACTGTTCGGCTGCATATCTTGCCAAACCCTCGTTCTTCAACAGGAGGCACGCAGGTGCATAGGCAGATAGGGACATGTTGTCGATATTGTGCTTCCACGCCATGCCTCCGATATCGGGAAAGCGACGTGAGAATACGGGCTGTATGTCTTCTGCCTCATCGTCTGTCATGTCCTCCAATACATCCTTTTGGTATAGTTCGAACATCGGCATATAGCAGGGACTATATCCACTCCATTTCCACCCCTCGTTGAGTGCGGCTACGATGATGCGCAGCTCGAAAAATGCCAGCGAACACTCGTCGCCCCCAACCTTGGCCAAGGCCTCTTCGGCTTCCATATAGTCAATAACGTACTGGTGGTTGTAGCCTAGTGTTTCAATGGCGTCATTGAGCGACTGGATGCGCTCTTTCACGCTAGTTGGACGCAGATTTCGCTTCCCGAAAACGCTTGCCAACTCCTGCTCCACATACTCTCGTGTTATATTTGGGCGAGTGGTGAGCGACTTGTATAGTTTGTGCAAATCTGTCTTTTTTATCGTTATTCTTGTTTTCATTTTTTTTTACTTTCGCTAATATGGTTCTTTTGATAAATCCATTACAAAACTGCGTTCGGCAACATAAACGGGTTTGCCCGTGGCCTTGCCTATCTCGCTTTTAAATAGTTCCGCATTGGAGTTATTGCCGCTAAGGTGTATCAGTACAATTTCTTTCACCTGCGTAATGTCGTTTTCGGTCAACACGCCCTTGGCGGTCTGCAATTCCATGTGCGAGCGCATAAGGCGTTCGCGCATTACGGCAGGTACAAGTCCGCTATCGATATTCCGTTGAAGTGTGGCATCAGAATAGTTGCATTCGAGCATGATGTGGTCAAGGGGCGGCAATTGCCATTCGAGCATCATCGTGTCGGTGACGAATAGCAGTTTACCCATCTCGACATGCTCAATGATGAACCCTACACAAGGCACGTCATGCGCCACTTCAAGGACAAGCACGCGAAACCCACCAATAATGTAACCTCGCATAGATTGAATGGTGGTGCACAACGTGCGATATTTTGCGCCTAACGCCACAAACACGTCCTCTATGGCTAACACCCTTATCCCTGCCTTGATAACGTCATGTAGAGCTTTGGAATGGTCTGAATGCCTATGGCTCACTAAGCAGCCGACAACGCCATGCAAGTCGTAGTTAAGTCCTCGCTTTATCTCGCGGAATGGCAAACCGCATTCAAGGATGAGCTTTTCTCCACTATCGGCCTGCAATATGTAGCAGTTTCCGCTACTACCAGAGCCTAGGCATTTCAGTACCATCCCAAATTCCTCCTACACATTTGTTAGTAATTGGGTGCGGCATCAGCATTTTGTTCGGCTGGTGCTTGCCCCTGCGTTATTTCCCCAGTCTCCGTGTCGACACGCTCGTATTCCACGGCTTCGGCGACGATGGTTTTGTTGTTGGCATGTTCCGCAATGATTTCATCGCGAGAATTGCCTGCATCTTCCACATCCTTGTCCATTGCATTTTGCATTTCAACTGAAAGATAACCATACTTCGATAGCAGTCGGCGTATCACGGTCTTCAATCCCATGTCGTTGAAATTTCCTGACCACCCCACTTGTGAGGACACCGCGCCCGACTGGGCTGCAGCAATCAGAGCCTCGGTCGTGGGCTTGTTCTTGCCTTTGAAAGATGGCGAGTAACGCAACGCGTAGGCAGCCATTTCTTCAATAGGCACGTAGAGTGTCTTTGAGAAGCCGTTTAACAGTTCGAAGTAGCAGAAGTAGCCGACAATCTTGTCGGATTTTTTCTCTCCATCGAACGCTATCTCGCCTTTGAGCTTGTCGACCTTACGGAGTTCGCCCTCATAGACGAAGTCCGCATTGATTGTCTTATATTGCCCCGTGCGCATTGCCAATTGGATGTAACCCTTGTAGCCAGGTACGAATGTTGGTGTTGGAACTTTCGACCAAGAGCCATCAGGGTTCTTTACGTTGTTGTTAAAGACAATGATGTAGGCAAAGCCTAACGCCTTGTTTAACGGCAGACGCATTGTAGCCGCTCGGAGGGCTTCCAATACAACAGCCTTTGCATCGCATGTCTGTAGCTGTTTGTCGCCCGTGTAGAGGTCAATTAGAGACGCCACGAATGCGTCTTTATGCTCACCAAGGGCGTTTTTGAACTGGTCTTGAACTGACGGCGCGCTAACGATAGATTTAAGCATGTCTATTGGGCGCGGTGTTTTTGTAATTTCAGTTGTCATAATCTTTGTTGTTATTGTTGTTAACTAAATTTCAATTGTTCATCCTCGGTGACAACCAAGCGAATGAGCTGAGATGGAGTAGGGAGTATTGAGTTGATACTCTCGGAATTGTCCACGAATATGGGCGCAGAGATGTTTTCGGAGCGGCAAATTGCATTGATGATGTCGATGCCGATATTGATTACCATCGCATTGTTTTGGGTCGAATACGGTACACCATCAACAACGGCCTCGCAGGTCTCGACCACGCCTCCATTAATCTGCGTGTCGAACATCTTGAATTTGACCATCGTGAACATGGAGTTAATCTTGTCTTCAACGAGTTTAACGCGCTCCTTGGCGAACTCCATCATTGTATCTTCGGTGGCCTCCAACTGGGCTAATTCCTCGGACTGTATGCGGAGTTGTTTCTCTAATTCGGCGAGACGGTCTTTGGCAGTTTTGACGTATTCTTCTTTTGCAAGTTCGGCCTTAATGCTGTCTATGTCGACAAGCATTCCGCGCTTAGTAGATGCAAGTGCGCCCGTGTCGGGCATGTCGTCCTTGGCCTCCGCCTCGATTTCAGATTGTAATACATCGGCCTTGTCTTTAAGTTCGGCCAATTCCTTGTCTGATGCCATTAATGGCGTTGCATCGGGTTCGGCCAATTCCTTATTGAATAGCAGGTTCGCTGCGTATTCCTTGATAGCCATATCATTATTGGCGATGCAGCTTTGTAAGGTCTTGATTTCAGTCTCAATAGCTTTCATCCTTTCGGAATTGGCTTTTCCGCGCGCGGTGTTGTCTTCTAGCTTTTGCTTTTTTTCGGTGTTGAAATGCTCGGTCATTTCGCGCTGCTTAGCCTCGATGTCGTCAATATCGAAGTGTCTACGGCAAGTGGGGCAAACGAAATCCTTATCATCAAATACGAGTTTTGAATTATTGATTTCGTGCCATTCTGCAATCATCTCCTCGCGAACCTTGACACACTTCTCTAATTCTGTCTGCTTGTTCGTAATTTCTGTTTCGAAACGCGCGATTTCGCCCTTTAGCTTTTCTACCTGATAATGTAGTTCCTGCCGCTTATTCAGTTCCTCACGATACCCCTTGTAGGCCTCTTCTTTGATTTCGGCTTCGCGCTTGATGATTTGGCTGTTGATGTCGCCCAACTCGCGCGACTTTTCCAAGCGTGCCCCCATCTTGTCGTTATACGCCTTGGTTATGTCGGCAATCTGGTATTCGACCTTTGCTAGTTCGGCCTGTTTCTGTTCTAGTTCTGCCCTTAGCCCGTTGAAATTTATGGGCTTGCCGTCCTTGTCGCATTCCATCACGGTGATTTGTCGCTGACACTCGTCCATACGTTCGGGTATAGCCTCAACGTCGGCTTTGATGCGCTTTTTTTTGGCGGCAATCTCACGTTTGAACTCTTCCGTCGTCTTGCCCGTCATTTGGGCGAGCAGGTCTTGGAAGTTCTTGTAATCCTTGGCGACCTCTTCATCCGTCACTTCGCCTGCCATGCGAAACAGCATTGCACGCTGCACCTCCGCTTTTTGCGAAGAGAAATACAACGGATTTGTGATGAACTTAAACACTTGTTCGGGACATATACTCTCTATCTTCTCTGCCCAATTGTTCACGGACATCGGCACATCATTATAAAGGCGTTCTTCCTCGTGTCCAGTCATTAGTTTTGTTGTGGTACCATGCTTTTTCTGCCATTTTTCCGTAAAGCGGCGTGTTAATGTTATTTCCTCGCCGTCTACTTGCAGTACGCCCGACACCTCGTGTGGTATGGATGGAATGGTTTGCCCATCCTTTCCGTAGGTCTTGATACCAAATTGCTTACGCTCCTTACTATCTTTGCCGAACAAAAGCCAAGTGAACGCATCAAAGATGGTGGTCTTTCCGAGGCCATTACGCCCCGAAATAGTGGTTACATCCTCGTTGAAGTCAATCGTTAGACTTCTGATGCCCTTGAAGTTGACAAGGGTTAACTTTTTTATTACAATTCTCTTCATTTTGTTTTAGGTTTTATCTTTACATTCTGTTTAACGCTACATGCGTTGTAGCCTTGTTATTTATCTCCTCGTTTGTCGGCACGCGTTGGCTAAGTTGCCAATCCTCGATTTCCGACTTTTTGAAGTAGACTTTATTGCCCCTACGATAGTGCGGTATCTCGCGGTCGCAAACCATGTGGCGTACACGGCTTGTCGATATGCCCAGCAATAAGGCCACTTCGTCTGTTGTAAACACGTTCTTCGAGCCGATGGTGATAAGCCGCTCGATGCGTGCTAGTCTCTCGTTCACTTCCATACGTCAGTCCTCCTTGCCCAAGTTCTTTAATTCGGGTATAGAGCCGTTAGCGAACCATCGCTTAGCCAGCCG